CCATTCTTAGCCGCTTGTGCCTTAGCTGCCTGACGATTAAAGATACCCCGTTCACCAGAACCACTCTCTACAAGAGCCAGCCACTCACGCATAAAAGAGACTGCATCAGGTTTTTCCGTGTAGCACACAGAGTTGTTAGCCAAGGCACGTTGTGTATTAGCTTCCCACCATGAACCTGACTTAGCATGTCGCATACGGTCATCACTAAGGTTACTAAGACTAATCATAGCAGAGCGTCTTACGCCACCAACCACAACAACCTCACCAATCTTACACATAATGTCGTGGCACTCAATAGAGGACAGCTTACGACCCTTAGCATTTACAAAGGTACGAATGACAAAGTTGAACAGGTCTACAAGGGGAGCAGGTCCAGAAGCACGACCACCAAAGGTCTTTAGTTTAGTACCTGCTGCCCGAACTTGAGATACATCCCACTGAGGCACATTCCCTTTGTATAGTGCTGAAACAACTTTACGAAGGGACTTAGCCCAACCTTCCTTACTGTCCTTTACTACAATGGTAGTCCCTGTATTAAACTCTGCTGGTACATCTGGTAGCTTAGACACGAACTGACGCTCTACAGAGAAGCCTACACCAGTGCCACACAACAAAATGAACATAGCCTCATCAAAGGAACGGGGGTCGTCTACAGGGAGGTATGAACAGTTAAACCCCGCTGTGTTATCTCGATCTAAAGCTGGTCCAGCAGTCATAAGGGCGCGCATAGAAGGCATAACACTAAGGCTTAGGATAGCTTCTTGTAGTTCTACCTTAATCTTTTTGTCGTCTATCTTACGCCCTACAACATTATCCATGTATCGTTCGACTGTCTCTGTCCAACTCTCACGGCGACCCTCTTCCTCTAACCAACGTGCGTACCTAGATGTATGGATAAAAGCCTGATAATCGGTAGGGAGGTGGTTACTAATCATATTATTCTTTCTATTTGTTGTAATAGGGCTAGTTAACCCTGTTGTGTAAGATCAATGTCGTACTTTTTCTCAGAACCTAAGCACTTTGCTTTACCATCAAGTCCAAACATATAAGCTGCACTACCATAACCTTTGTTAGTAAGCCATGCACTATCACCTTTAATAAAGATACAGACCCAAGTGTCCCCACGCTTGCTTGTGTAATTACCGCCTACCTCGATCTTAGAAGGAGGCTTAGGTTTAATACGATAATGAAGAAAACCATGTATGTAACGAGGGAAGTCTACTGACTTAAACCAATCCCCATCACTATGTCGGCACTCAATAGCCTCACCAGAAAGGAAGGCAGTGAGGATTTCGCCACGTCCACTGTTAGTCATTTGGGCAAAAGTAGGGTCTTCATCAACAACAAACTCCCAGTCTTCTTCGCGTAACCACCAAGTCTCCCCAACCTCGCCAATAAAATTAAAATCATCGCCAATAAAATTAAAATCGTAACAGTTGCCCATAAAACAAACAACACTACCTACTTCAAAACCATGCCCAGAGATATTACTATTGACGCGAACCTTATCCCCCGCCTTAATACCAGACTTAATCTTTTTCATTTTATTCACCTTCCATCATTTCTACTGCAACATCATATCCGTCCCAACCATCCACACCTACTGCCTCAAGACAGCCAAGGAATATAGAGTCGTTAATGAGGTCGTTATAGTCTCCCGCACTTATAGTAACTGTGTCAACATCTTTTTCGTCTCCTACAAGGTTAGTATTCATCGTTTATCCCCACTTCCACCTAGTACACCACGTTTAGCACGATCTGCTAGTTTATCAAGGTTTTGTTGTGCAATAACACTAAGATCAGTATTAAGATCACGAGCAAGTGCAGCAGCATACCACAACACATCGCCAACCTCTGCAATAGCACCTTCACGGTCTAGTGTACCATCACGAATAAACTTCTTGACCTTACCCAGTACCTCACCAGCTTCATTAGCCAAACCCATAGCGGGGTATGTAATATGGGCATTACTTGGGTAGATAGCTGTTTTTACTGCCTGTTCTTGGTATTGATCGAAAGTAATCTTACTGGTCTCCTTAATGTCTTTGTAGCCCATAGCATCCATATCTTCAATAGTAATCATTAACCTAGCACCTTCCCTACAAACATCTTAAGCAAGACCAGAGGTGCATAATAAGGCAACCTACGTTTGTGTCTCATATTACTTGTCTTGTACCAACTACCCTCCATGTTGTCCGTCCACCAGCCTTTATACCAAAGGGCAGCATGACCATTGCCTTGATAAGAGGTTACGTTCCAGATACATGCTTGTAATGACAGTTGCAGCCACCAGAACCTAAACCAGCTCTCGCCGGATAGTTTCCACAACATTGTAAGAGCATAACCATCGCAGTCATCTCGGATTGGTCCATTACCCTTAGTTACGTTCCAAGTGTTTACCCTACCATCCTTTGTGTAGATAAACCGAGACTGAATGTTATCTAAGGCACCACTCATCTTGTTCTTGTTCGGTTTAAACACAGTTATCTCCCATAGAATGTTGTGCCATCACTGTTACCCTCTTCAAAGCAAAACCAAGCATAATTATCTGTCCCCCTAGTTGTTTCTGTCTTAGTAGGAGAACCCTTACTGTTGTCCCACCAACCTGTATAACCCAAAGTACCTTTCTCATGGTCCTCTGAAGTAATGTGTTTACCATCTCTACACCACTCAGGTCTGCTGTCAAGACTTATCTGCTCATTAACAACCCAAACAGACTTAAACCAGAACAACCTACCTACAGACACTACCTTAGAACACTTCTCCATGTACTTACCAAACGTGATGTTGTGCATATAATCAGCAGGTAACAACAACCAGATAGGCCTCTTAACAGTCAACCACTGGTCTAACAGAGGGTCTAGCATAGTTCTCTTGTAGGGTGGGTTAGTCACTACAGCATTACACTTCCATAGATCACCGTATGTCAACTTAGCACCATCAAGTTGTTGGCAACCTTCAACACCCTCTATATCACTCTTATGTAGACACTCAGCACGATCACCTATTAACCTAACAAGATGACCATTACCATAGCAAGGCTCTGCATAGGTAGCACCAGAGATACACTCTAGGAATGTTTCTGGTAGGGCTTTCGGGTCTATAGTTGCATAAAAGTCACGGGTAAGCCTATCGAAATCACTCCGCTTACCCATACTCCCGCTCCAAGGATTCCAGACTAACAAACTGGGGCTCATACATACCACCAGAGATATTACGTTTAATCACAACACCCTTCCACCAGTCTGCTTGTTGCCCTGCCCAGCTTTCCTTAGCCCCCTTAAAGCAACCTGCTACAAGACCAATCATACCCTTACCCGATTGCCCTACACCATCCTTAAAGTAGACAGAGCGCTTATGAGAGTGACCACATGTACTACTTGTAGCCCTTAGCCCTAGTAGGCCATAACCATGATGAACACCACTCATAGCTGATCCCATGTTACCACTAGAGAAAAAGTGGGCGTAAGATACACCATCATAATCTGCAATAGCTGGCCCACCATTTTCGTACTTATGGTAGTCGTCAAACCAGTGGTCCGTATTCAGGTGACTGAAAGAGATACCATGCTTGTTTCCCTCAAGCCTAGGGTCATGTTTGATAGCACGATCAATACGAGCCTCGTGATTACCTTGGAAGCCAATGCGGTGCGGTCGTTTCTTCTTAGCTTTCTTATAGCGACCCCAAAGAATATCCTGAGCCTTGTTGTAGGACTCAATGTCTGCCTCATAGTTCTGACTTACGATAGCCTGTGGATAACGACTGTCAAAACTATTAAGGGAAGCCATTTCAGCCCCATCACCCAAGTCTACACAGTAGTCAGGCTTAACGTCTTCAATCAAAGCACCTAGCCATTTAAAACGATCTTGTGACACTTCTGGTCGATCATGGGCGCATGTCCAAACTACCGCAGTCTTACCTTGTCCGCTCTTACTAATCATACTATTTAACCTCCAAAGGTTCTATCTTAGACTTAAAATAAAAGACTACACCCATAGCATCGTCATAGGTACTGTAGTACAACTCGGTATCAGACACAACACCATCGCACTCCACTTTAACAGGTAGCAAGTAACCTAACGATCCAAACATCCTAGTAGGATAAGGTTCCCCCACAACGTCCCAGATAAGAAACTTAGGTTTGTCTACACCCTTTCCCTTCTCACCAGTAAACATACCCCAGAACTTATCTATCATCACTTTAACCAATCCTTCGGAATTATCTTATCTGCAAACCTAAAGTCGTTCTTAGTACACCAATCACCATAACTTGTCTTTGACTTCTTACCTATCTTAGTGGCAGAATTACTAAAGACGAACCTGATATCTAAATCAGGGTGTTGTGCCTTTATTAGTAAGTGCTTCTTACGGTCTGCTAACTCAAATAGACCCTTAGTCTCTACTATAACACCATTAGGTAAGGGCCAATCTGGGTTATAGGTATGGTTGCTTTGTGGCCTAATGTACTTAATCTTAGTAGACTCATAGATAGCATCTGGGTCCATACCACCAGCTTTAAGAGTATCACCAGCCCTTTCTTCTAGGCCATTCTTAACACCATACCTATAGCTTCTCTTGGACCTATTATATTTATCTTTCATAAGTAGCTCCCTTCGGAGGCTTCCAGACTTCATTGTCGTAGCGCCTAAGCCACAACAACCTAGCGTTCTCTAGGATACGCACAGTGTCACCATCATAGGCACTGTAGACACCTTCCCATAGATCAACTTCAGTCTTGCACTCTGAAAGCATCTTATCAGCAGTCTTAGGCCCAACTCTGTGTAGACCCTTAATATTATCAGCCGAATCACCTGTAAGTATCTGGGTATAGAAGAACTTAATTCCCTCGAAGGGGGACACCTTAGTCCAGCCCCCCTTAACGAAGTTAAAGTGCCAGCAAGGTAACTGAAGCATATCCTTATCAATAGAGGCCACAACACAATCATAATCTAGTGCAGCAGCCTCCTTAGCGATAAGATCATCAGCCTCTTCGTCCACACTAACTATAGCACCGTAATGCTCGATCATGTGGCTTCTGGTAGCGGATAGGTGGATAGGCTTCTCTACTGCCTTTCTATTTCCCTTGTAGGGGTAGGAGACAGCTACGTCAAACCGGAAGTTAGTCTTACCAGTAAGATATACACTGTAGTCTCCAACATCCACAAAGGGTAGATC